CTTCTTCACTATCATAGGGTTCTGCTGATTTGACTTGTTTGCTAACTCTACTTCCGCTGGATTGTCGTCGAGCGGCTTGTTTCTTGAGCCGTTTCTGCGACTCATTCTTTCTTAACTGTTCAGTTCGTTCTCTAAACGCCAAGGCGTTTGCATCTCGGATCAAAACATCAAGCGAAGGAATCTGCTTTCCTTGAGAACTCAGTCCGGCAGTAATCATGTCGATTGTTTCTGCCAGCTTCATTCTTCTGTCCATCTGATCTTTTGACATGCTGGATGGCTTTGGGCCATTTCCCTGCTTGCCAAAAAAATCTGGGTCTAAGGTGTCAAGCTGGTTATTAAACTCGCTTATTGCTCCGTCGCTTTTTGTTTCCTCAAGTCTTTGGTTCTGCGACTCAAGCTGTGCGATCTTTTTTTGCAACTGGTCAATTGCACTAAACGCCGACTGAGTTACATCGTCATATTCCTCTAGGTCGATCTTTGAAATGTCCCAGCCTGCTACGGATTCCTGCTCCTGCTCTGGAACTTCCTCTTTGACCTCTTTCTTCTCTTCTTCTTTCGGCTTTAGTTCCATCGCCTGTCTAGCGTTGATCCTGCCGAACTTTTCAATTAGATCTCTGCTACCTAAGTCATCGATTTCTTCTTTGCTCAGACCGTAGCTTTGACCTAACGTGTAATCTTCCTCGCTTAGTCCGATGTCACCAGTGGAGTCATTTTCCACAGCTTCATCTTCAGCAACTTCTTCTTGCACTTCTGATTCATCTACGGATTCCTCTACGGATTCCTCTGTAGATTCGTCAACTGACTCGGACATGATCTCTTCAACCTGTGCATCCTCTCCAATGGGTGCTGATGCCAAAGCGATCTCTTCTTCTGTCAGTTCAATGTTTTCTTCAGCCATTTTTATTCCCGAGTTACACTTAAAGATCGTCTAATAATCATAGTTGTGGTCAAAATAAAGTTATTTTCTCAAGACCAATTCTTTTGCGTTAGCGAAATCACGCTCCGAAAGCATAGCACCGCTTCCGTTGCTGCTATTAAGATCGTTCATTTGTCTGGCCTTCAGATACTTGCTGAAAGACTGAGGACCATCGCATTTGACCTGAAAAAACTTAGGCTCTGCCTTGTCACGAACAAACTCAACTCCCTTGATACCTGTCTGCTCAAGGTGCTTTTGCATAGCTGGCAAGTTTTGCTCGATGAATCCCATTGAATCGGAAACAATCTCCGCTCGATGATTCATAACCTTTGTCGTTTGAACCGTTGCGTCACGAACTCTCCTGAGCCAAGTACCATCCTCTTTTTGATAGAATCCATCTTTTGCTTCCATCATTTGCGAGAAACTTAGTAGATGAATGTTCCCGTCATCATCCTTGAACTCATATCTCATGTTCTAGGTTCCGCTGGTTGAGGAATGTTCGTTTTCGGCACACCACTTCTGTCACCTGCCGATTCGTTTCTTCTGGTGTAAGTTCTATTTGTCACTTGTGGCTTTTGCATCTCGGGCATTGCACCTTGTTGCGGAGGCATTTGCACAGGCTCTTGGAACTTAATGATGTCAGCAATGGCTGGCTGATTAAGCATCGTAGCATAACGATTTGTAAGCTCACGCATGTCAATCGTCCCACCCTGCTGCTGAAGTATTGGCAGTAGTGGTGCGTACATTTGCTGCAATAGCTGATTCACAACCATCATTCTCTCACCCGGACCTTGATATGTCATTGAGTAGACATCAAGCTGGATTTTGTAATCCTTAAAATTACCCTCTCGGTCGTCAGGAGTCCACGTTGAGTCCGCCGTGTATTCGCTGTTGCCAGAAAGCTGCATCATTCCGGGGATAGTCTTAAACTTGTCGTCCCACAAAAGTCTAGCAAGTTCTGTGACAACATCATTTGCGGCGGCCATCACGGTAGACTGCATCGACTGCTCCATCCTGCTGGTAGCACCGTGGATCAGTTTTTCTTGACCGACGCTATCTGCGGATGCACCCAACCCGAGTATTGCAGACAGATTTCCAGCCATGCGATCAAACAGCTCCATCGATTGAAGCATGAACGAATTAACCGCTGGGTCTACACCGCCGATTCCAACTGGCTGAATCTCCGAAACATCTTGCACTTCAACCATGTCACCGTCGCTTGCCTGACGTATGCGAGCAGCACCATCAGCACCCTGCGGAGTGTATGCAAGAATCTGCTTAGCGCGCTTTGCCTGCCGAGCTGCTTTCCGCATCAGGTTGTTTGATAGTTTATCGAGATGAACCCACTGCGATGCAGGAGGCACTGGCATTGTGTTGTCGGGTACAGTCGTGTGAGCTAGTTTCTTGTATGGTCCAGTCTCGTTTCCTTCCCACTCACGAATAGCAATCGGATCTCCCTTTAATGCACAGATTCGCCTGTCGTCTACAACAAATGTGTAGATAAGACCGTCGCGAGGTATGTAAAGGTCGATCAGGTCAATCATGTCCTCAAATTCAGACGATGTGGCAAAACCTTCTTTTGTGAGATCCTCTACTCTTTCATTGCGATCTGTCGTAGGCGTGCTTGGTGAAAGATCCTTAATTGCCTCTTTGTCAAAAGCTCCGTTCTCTAATTCGTCAAATGGGATTCGGTACATGTCTCCCTGAAACTTGCACTCTGTCCACTTCTTTGCGCTGTAATCGTGTACCCAGTCGTCGATAGATATTACGGAGGCAAAAGGCATACCGGGGTCCATCAGGATGTCATCTTCCGCGATAACCTCACCGGAATCCGCCATGTGTACTTTAATAATCCCAATGCTAAAGAACGAATTACGCACCCACTCTCTGAAAGTGTCGCGAATCTGAATCTCGTCCAGCATGTTGTTTGTTGCCAGAGCATAGTGATTTGCAAAACCTTTCAGCCTTTTGTCAAACGTCTCAGCTGAAACCTTTGGATTCGCACCCACCAGCAACATTGTGTACCCCTCAACTGCTTGTGCTGTGAGGTTAATGTATTTGACAGGATGAGTTTCGTTGTCCGTGTATGTCGGTCCAGCAAACTCCTCAACCAAAACCCTGTTTAGATCACGGAACTGACGAAGTTCTCGGTAGCTGTGTTCAACAGCTTTGAATAAACGCTGCTTGCGTTCCTCAGTCATTAACCCACCGAGGTTCTCCCCTTCGTCTTTGCTTTTGTCGGAAGATTTGCTCTCGTAATCGGGCATATCGTCCTTGGACATTTCCGCAACTTCCGAGTAATCTCCCGGTTCTGTCGGCACGACTCTTGGTTCCGACTCCATGTTTCTTTCCGCCGGATCGTCTTTTTTGTTTTTGTCGTCGTGCATTTATCTACTCTTTTTTTCGTTTCTTGGCCCGAAGTCGCACCTGTCGCCGGGGGAAAACACACTATATCCCCAATCTACACGATTTCGCATTATCTCAATTTTTTCTTGCGAACCCGGTATAGCTTCCGTTGTAAGTGGGTCAAAAGGCAACTCCGGTTCTGCGTCATTGCGACATTTGCCCCCTCTATAATCGCAACATTGCACACAAGGTACATGTATTATCCAGTTCCTGCACGATTTGCATTGCACTTTCCTGTCTGTCTGTTCACCGAAACCGGCTGGCATACCGTTTTGTTTTACCCATCGACAGATCTCGTCATTGTCTATTTCTTTCTCAAAAGCCTTTAGATCGCGGATAGTGCATCCAAGTTCCTGTGCTATCCACTTGCTGTCCGCATAAGTTGACTGACGCAACCCGATAACTAGCCTAGCCTCTGGACTGACCATTCCATACGGATAGTCATTTCGCGTTGGCCTATGCAATTTAAGACTAATCTTGCCAGTCATTGTCGTAATCTCTATGTGTCGATTCGGCAAGAAATTCTTTGTGTCTATCTGCAAATGATCCGACCGGAGCTTTTGCGTATGTCGTTTCAAAACTGTATGGGCTACTTCCAACACGATCCTTACTCGCTTGATAGGCTATGGCAGCACCGATAACACGGTCGCCGTGACTAACTCCTTTAGCATCATCGGAAGCCCCAGCGACCAATCCATGCTCTATCTTCCCGTTTTTGAAGACATACACGCTGCACTCTTTAACAAGATCAGCAGAACGCAATATTATCTCTCGATCCTTAACGCCCTTGCGAAAATCTGTGAACATCATCGTTTTGGTTCGTTCGTCGGTCCACCAACCCGGCTCAGTCTTCCTTGTGCGTTTCCTTCGTGTCAAAGAACGACGGTAGTAAATGTTCGTGTATTCTTGGTGAAGCACCCGTCTAGTGAACGCAGCACCGGGGCCGTTATGCTCCCAAGCCAAGTAAGCGTCGTGAAACATTTTGCAAAGACTGATTGCAAGATCCGCAAACTCTTGAGGCGGCGTTGTCCTGCCAGTCCACTCGCCAACTTGCTGCACCTCATCTCCTACAATCTCAAAAATCATTGCTGTTGAAGAGGATGTGTAAGAGCCGCCAAGTCCATTACTAACGTCGCATCCTATGACATATTGCCTAACTGGTGGCATGTCCCCATGACCAAGAGGTGTCCATATCTTTAATGGTCCATTCTCAACATGATGGAAACTAGGCTCAAGAGTCCTTGTATCAAAGTCGATGTCGCCTTCGTGTGTAGGCTTTTGTATCGTCTCTTCCGCACAGGTCTGGAAGTCATTGCCAAACACCTTGTAACTAGAACCGCCATAGTCCCTATCTAATTCCTGTGCAATATTCTGTGGCGTAGCACCACCACGATCGCACTGGTCGTCATACCAAGGTGAACGCTCTACTCCCTCTAGCTTAAAACCTCTTCTACGCAATCTCTCAAACTTCGCCTTCACTTCGTCTGTCATCTCAACGTAATCTTCTGGCAGAGGATTAGTT